TACATAGCACCTGGTTCTGGGTCGTCGAAGTGCCAAGTTCCATCTTGACCCACTGTTTGACCATTTGCGTATACGTCTAATAATTCAAAACGTTTACCTGTTTTTGATTCTAGGTGTTTTAAAATTATGTCAGTAAATAAGGGAAAAGTAGTAAGCGACATCGCCCAAAATACATTCTGTTGTTTCTTTTTCCGCTCTTTCAACGAAAGAGAACTATTTTTATAATACCAATTGCCTTGCGGAATAGTTCCGGCACTGTTTTTCGGTGGATTAAAAAACTTTAAAGTATCACATAACATATCATCACTCAAAAAATTATCAAAAATAGTTATATCTTTCATAACGTGCCCCGACCACATTTGTCTAGGTCCGGGACCCGCATTATCAGTGGCCAGTGTTGGGCAATTCCAAAGTCCGTCGTCGTCAAACTTTTGCATATTTTTATATGTACTTTTTTCCTTAACTATTCAAATTCTGGATCAAATTCTGGACGAGTTGGCATTAATTTCTCATATATTGGTTTTTTGGGAGATTGACAAAGAAGTTTAACTGCACATGGTACTCGTGACCCGGGGGGGAATCCACCATGAATTTTAATTAACAGGTCTTTATGACGACGATCATCTAATGTGGTGTCGGCAATCGAAATATTATTTTTTGGTACGACCGGCTTCAATATTCGTTGATGTTCCTCTTTCATACAATTCACGATATCGTAGTGAGGGAAATTATAATATGTATTAAATGGTAATGATTCTGAATGATCTATGAATCTGAATGCAAGTGAAATACGTCTTACATCTGAGACTAAAGGTCCAAAAGCCTGATGTAGTATATAACTTCTAAATAGTACAGCTCTTTTTGTGAAGGGTTCAACTCTGATATTTTTTTCGGTTTTTATTTCCAAATCCCCACCAGCCTTGTCATAATTTTCAGGTGTAATATCACCCAAATAAATTAACATTGTATAGTAATTTGGTTTTCCGTTGGTATCGGTATGTATTGGTACGTCATGCCAACGGTCTTGTTTATTTAAATAAACTCGCTCTAGATCAAGTTTTTTATTTGTATATGTATTTATTCTATTATGAATTTTCGAAATGAAATTTTGTGCAGAAATATCAAGACTATTGAATAATGTATTATTCCTGTTATCCAATAAACTTTTTTTATGAGCTCTATCTGTTTCTATGAAAATCCATGACCTATTTACAATTTCATCATATGATTCATGTAAATTGAGAGATTTTTTATCGACTAATATACGAGCCTCTTGTAACTCCTCATCATTAATAAAATTATCAAAAATGGTTACATCCCTCATAACATATATTCAAGTGAAACATTTTCCTTAAGTATAGTATATGAAGAACAAGCAAAAAACTCAATTATTGCTACTGACTATTGTTGTACTTGTCGCGGCTATAGGCTACATGTTCTATAACCCCCAAGTTGTCGAGGTCCCAGTAGAAGTAGCTGTTCCAGTACCTACGCGCCCAGTACCCACTCGTCGTGAACCGGTTCGGGAGCCTGAATTTAGAGGCCCTCCCATAAAGCAGTACAAGCCTGGACACATGCAGCAGATGGGTTTAATTACAAATGGTGATGAAAACTTACCTCTTTACGGTAAGGAGGTCCGTGGTCGCCGTGATCGCTATCACTATTACACCACAACCGGTGGGGAGAACTTATACCCAGTTTCTGTCAGCCACAACGCGCGTGATTGTATGGAAGATATAGGGTGCCAAGAGCTTTATGGGAATGAAACAGTCACCGTATTGGGACGTACTGGTTCATTCACTGTAAATATGTACAGGACTGATGATTTTTTTTAAATCAATCTTCCTTCATTTGCTCTTCGTACTCAGCTTGGGCTTTTGCCCTCTTTACACGCTTGTTAATGTCATTTATGAGAGAACTGGTCTGACTGGAAGAACAGCATGATGAAAGAGCACAAGCTGCTAATATGGGGGGTGATTTAATAGGTACTCTCATAAGAACCATGATACCCATGATTGAACAGAGTAAACAGGCGATTGTGAATCCCAATTTGTCCGTGCTCATTGGTTCACCGGAGGTTTTGAAGAGGTCTCCTAACATCTTTACTATACATTAACAAAAATTATTTCGTAAATTAGAAATCATATCATATTCTCTTGTTAGAAATCCACTATTTCTACTGAGTTTTACCTTTGCCCTCAATAATTCAACTACTGTGTCCTCATCGAGATGTTTAAGAAAATCCGCCTTCGCCTCGATATCGTCAAGTTGATGAGATTCTTTTTTTGCCTGTACATACGGCCATGTATGTTTTCGCAACGACGCGAGTTCTTCTTCAAGTTTTCTAATTCTCGGAAGAAGTACCTTATTAATCATAATTTTTAATTCAAATACATCAGTCATCTTACCCTAGATGCGTTTTTTATCTTTATACACAATAAGATGTCACTCCCACAAGGTAAGCGTGAATTTATAAGAAAATTAGTAGCGGGTTTGGATAATCTAATGGAAATTACACAAATTGCAAATCAGATTGGAATTAGTCCGAGAAACGAAATAGAAGAATTTATAAAAAAACATTTTCTTGTTCAAACTGATACGGGTGAATATAGTGTAAACAGGGTTGCATTCCGTATGGGTGTCCAGGCCCTAGATTTTGATATATTATCCCAAGTACTGATGCATCTAGATAAAGTAAAAATTAAACTTAAAAATGTATTTAATAGGGCGAATGTAAATCAACTTTATTTTGATCAGGAAGGTATGTTATACGCCAGACTTATTGAGACAGGTGAGCTGAAGACTTTTCTTGATCTGATTTTATATTGATTTAATAATCTCAACCAATAGTAGATGCAGTATCTTGAATTAAAAAACAAGGCTAAAAAGCAAGGTCTTCGGGTCACCAAAACTGTCAAGGGTAAACGTGTGAAGCTCACAGCCAGGGAACTTCGCACCAAAATTAGGATGAACTTTGAGAACAGTGTGAAGAATGCACAGAAAGTTATCAGAGTGTGTCAAAACATCGTCGCACCTGCACCTACCATGGTTCGTGCAGGTGTTCCACCACCACCACCACCTCCACCTCCTCCGCCCCGACGCCCGGTCATTAACGCGAAGCGTGCTAAACTCATGGCCGAACTGAAAAATGTCCTCAAAAAGAAGGGAATGGCGGCCTAAATTAAAATCTATGTACATGATAATATGGCTGCTATTGCTGTTGTCTTAGGAATCTGTTGCTGCTCTTCTTCTTTATCTGCAGGAGGTTGGTTTGGTGGGTTTATCTCAGGGACCGAACCCCATTTCAAAAAGGAAATGAAAGTTACAGAATGGAAGGAGATTGTCGATGAGTTGAAGGTCATCACCAAAAAGAGAGATGAAGAAACGAAGGAATTCGAAAAGGGTGGTCCGGATGGCGCGGATTTATCTCCGGAAGAACATGAAGAATTGATGAATGTACTGAAAAAACACATGCAGGAACTCCGTGATTCCGATACGTGTAAGAAGGTAAATGAATTGTTCGATGGTACTCGAGAAAATAACAACTTCAAGGATACTCTATCTGCTTACCCGGATGATGTCATTACACTTGGTGGTTCAAAACGTAAATCGGAGATATGGGAAAATGCGATTGGAATAGACGAGGAGTTTCCGAGACGGGAGTTAGAAGGTGCATTGGAAGTGTGTATAGCGACTGATGAGGAATTTCAAAAAATTAAAGAAATATAATACCAAACCGTTTAGACATAAACTTCTCTACACCTTGGAACGTAGGAAAACTCCAGAGGTACCAACGGGACCAAAAACCAGCCCCGTCGATACCACTCATTTTCCAATTCTCTTTGTCGCTCCGATCGACGTTTAACATTTTTGTTTGGATCTTCTTGGGATCTCGTTCTTCTATGGTTTGTCTGGGTACATGACCCCCATGGCGCAACACATAGGAACGCATACGTGAAGGATTCTTGTGTTTGGTGTAGTCAGAATATCCACTGGCACCAAAGTCAACAGTCCTGCCGTCTTCTAAGATAGCCCTGAACTTCTTTTTAGGGTTAGGGCTACGAATAATTTTGACGCGCATACTTATATTTTACTGAGATTTTTTAGTTGCCGCAGCAGCTGTAGTGTTCCTTCTTATGACCCATCATCTCAGTCTTGGGGAGGAAGAAGAGCTTTTCGGGGCCACGCTGGACACGGTAGAGGTGGTCATACATGTGGAGGAGGGCAACGGTCAGCGCAAGGCTGGCAACGACAACACCGTTCATCGTACGCGCGGTGAAGGCATAGACAGCGATGATACCAACGAGCACCATCTGGACGATGGTAAGCTGGGGGAGAGCGGGCATAGAGAAGCGAGACTCGGTAGTCGCGACCTCCTCGGTGGGCTTGGGCTCGGCATACATGGACTTGGGATATCCGGGCATTTTTATTATCTACTGAGAAAATAATGTGGCGGTTTATGTTTGTACCCATATTGATGGTCCTGTATGATTATATCAAACCACCTATAGACCACCTCTATTTTTCAAATCTACATCGACCACTCCTCGGTATACAAAATACATTCAGGGACCTGGCATACTGCTTATCTGAGTATGATGTGAAGAATTACCCAGGTCTTCTTTTATTAAAACTCCATTATCCCAAATTACGTGAAGAGTTTGAAAAAGTTTCACCAACTCTAGAAAAGACGTGGTACCATGATACTAACCCATGGTTTGAAAAGAATGATGGGTACTATTTTTATAAAGCTGAACAATTTCCACTCCTAAATAGTCTCATTCGTCAAATACCATGTATAAATAGAGAGGGTGCTTCATTTGCGGTCATAGAGGGTCCCATGGTCTTACATCCACATCGCGCTGAATCAAATGAACTCCTACGATACCAGTTGACTATACACGGTGATGGAGATTGTAGCCTGTATACGGATAAAGGTCGGCACGTACACAAAGAGGGTGAAGATATCCTCTTTGACCACGCGAGATATCATGAATTGATGAAAACCGGGGACGGTCGAAGGGTTGTACTCATCTTGGATATTCACAGGTGATTGACACACACTGCTTCATACATATCACTCCCACCGATAAGTTCTAGGGTTTTGTCTTTGACAATCCTCTTGGTAAAGGGACCCGGTGTTCCATCGTTACAATGCATACACAGTGCTGAAAGTTTAGTTACGTCACTCGCTAGAGGGATACAGTCGATGAGTTCACCAAACTTTCTTTGAAAACAGTCTCCATCAAGACCTGCGATAATAATCGATTTATCTAGGTATAAACACATTTCTATGAATTTTTTGAGTCTGGGAAAGAATTGTGCTTCATCTATGGCTATGATATCAGCCCGTTCAAATTCATCCGTATCGATGATATAAAATAGGTCAAACACTTTGTGACAATTAAACTTAACATTGTCGTGTGTTTTCAAAACTTCTTCAGGGGATCTGGTATCTTTCGCTGAGTTGACAATCATGACTTCCTTACCTATCACTTTTAGACGCTTAAGTCGACGGATAAGTTCGGAAGTTTTACCGGAAAACATATTCCCCATAATAATCGAAAGTCCCATCTCAACTAATTATTATAATATTGTATTTTTTATATGGGTGAACTTCACAAATGTATCTTCAATGGCCACAAGGGGTACTACAATCCTAGGACAGGTCGTGTCAGGTTCGGAAAATGTATCTATCCCAATATCGCTTCGGCTATAAAATATCTCAAGTAAAAAGTAAGATGAACAAATTTGTCAATTGTACAGCTCTTACTGTGTCATTATCTTATATCCTAACAAATATCCAGAACCGTTCAAATTTTAGAAAGGAATACGTCATACCACTTATAGCTCTTTTAATGACAAAATATATTGTTGGTGATTTAGACATGGGTTATACCTGGACATTAAATGATATTGTTTTCGTTTCGTATGTTTTATTACTATCATATGCGGTAGTAAGATTTTCTAAGTAAAAGGTAAGATGCCTCTCACCGATGCTCAAATTGCTCGAAAAGTTGGGCAACTGCGTACAACAGAAGGTCAAATCTATGCACCCCTCAAATACTTCAGGGGGCTTGGGACTCTCAAGGAGGTTGAAACTCGTTACAAGAAGATGCTCAAAAAAGACTACACCAAGTTCCGAACAGACGAAGGACGAAAGACGAAGACTTCCTCCTACACCCAAAAGTTCAGGAAAAGGTATCCGGGTGTTAAGTCGTTGCCAGATATTGCGAAGGCTACTGGCATTCCTTTGAAGACCCTCAAGACCATCTACAATAGGGGACTCGCTGCATGGAGAACCGGGCACCGACCGGGAGCCTCTCCACAGGCGTGGGGGTACGCGAGGGTTCATAGTTTCGCCACTAAGGGGAAGACGTACTACACGGCTGATAAAGATCTACGTTAAATACAAGATGGTTCACCTAGACCGAATACACGAAGAAATACGTGTTTTAAACATAAAAGACGAAACCTTACTGTCGTTTCGTGTTTTTGAGAATTTCAATAAAAGACTTGATCATTTTAAGACGATATTAATGGGTATGTTCCCGAACCGCGTTAAATTGACAGAGGAAGAAGAGAAAGAAAAGGAACTCCTCGATAACTATTTTAAAACCCTGGATGAATTGTTTCCCGAATTAGCGGCTAAATGGAGGAGGAGATGTTGTTAAAGAGTAGACACTTTTAATTATAAAATGGACAGCCCCCGTGCCCTACGTTCATCACCCCGTTTCATGTCTATGACCAAGGATGCTAGGCGTCAGCGCTCCCCTCCACCCGAGGAACGAATCTCTTGGAACGACTATTTCATGAAAGCTGCGACTCTCGCGTCTGTCAGGTCTCCATGTGATAGACTAAAAGTGGGGTGTGTCCTCGTGAAAAACAATAGACTCATAAGTATGGGGTACAACGGTTTCCTCGCCGGTACAGATCATAGGTCTATCGTACGTTGGGGTCACGAGCAAGCCACTATTCATGCAGAAATAAATGCCATCACTGATGCAGCGAAGAGAGGTGTCTCCATCGATGATAGCGTTGCCTACATCACTCACTATCCATGTATCAACTGTTTCAAAGCCCTTGCGAGTAGTGGGGTCAAAAAGATATATTACCAAGTTGATTACAAAAATGATCCAATCATCGAAGAATTGGGCTATGGAATTTCGCTGATAAAGATATAAGATGCCGTGTCCCATATGCACAGGAGCTCTCGTTTCGAAGGCCGCCGCTAGTGTAGCTGCCGTAGTAGGTGCCGCGAAACAAGTAAAGAAGACCCGAAAAAAACCTAAACCTAAAAATAAGTGAGCATGATACTTATTGACCAAATAGTACGCTATATGTCCAAAGATATCATGTTACCCTCACGTTGTTACGCGACTAAAAAGGAACTTGTATGTATAAAGAGTTGTTGTGATTGTAAAATCTTCTGTAAAAAACCACCGAAAGGTTCCGTACCCGCGGTGGTACTATTAAAGAATAAATCCCCATAAAGAGTAATGAACTCTAAGATTCCCACGCACATTTTACAGGTGCTTCAAAGTAGAGAGCTTTCTATGCCACAGAAAATCATGGCCTTCACCATGCTCATGCCGAATATACCCGATGATCCAAAACACGAGGAGGTGTATAACCAAAATATGGATCTTGGATACACAATCAAACGTCTTGTGGATGAGGGAAAGATAAGTATCAATGGGTTAGACAAGGACTTTAAACTAAACATAATTACCAACTCGCAGTAGCGACCTGATGACGCTGGTTTGCCTCCGGGTCAGCTTGTGCGGGGTCAACTACAATCTTGCGCTTCACTTGAAACGTTTTCTTTCGTTCCACGTGAGATGTTTTATTACCCGGTTCATACGGGATGGATGAATGGTGTAGACAAATGCGCACCTTGCCATCATCGTTGCGCTTGTAGCCGAATGTATATTCAACCTCTGAAATTTCACCGGTTGTGGCACATGTGAACTCATAGGTACCCATAGCGTGTGCCACTTCACCGTGACAGTCAATCTGGTGATTATTGAAGATTACCCTACTGAAACCCTTTTTGGCATTGATGGCGAACCCCTGATCTTCTTTGAAACCACTAATTACTGCATCGTGACCCACAAAGTAAGACATGGCATCGTTGGCGGTAGGACGAAACTGTTGCTCCACAGCTTTCGTGGGTTTGAAGAGTACGTTAGAGTGGTCATATCCATACAACTCACCCGCACGTTCACCTGCGAGACTCACGTAATCACCACCAGTAAGGAAAGAGTTAGAAATATCCACGATAGACTGCGCCCAGAAGTTCTGTGCCTCGACGACTTCACGTTCGGTCACATGGTTGATAAGTTGAGAGGCTTCATTTAGATCAGAAAAATCCTCCATAACCTGTGTCATAGGTGGACGCCTACGAGTAGTTGACGATTTACTAAATCCACGAGCTGCATTGATTTCTGTATCATATTGATCCGGGTCGGTAAATACGCGAGTTCTAACGTTGCGTGTAAGTGGGTTCATAGAGGTGAGTGCGAAAGACATGTTTGGTATCTAATGCTTCTATTCTTTATCCTGCTTTTGACCTGGGCGAATAGCCCATTTATTTTCCTTGTTAAACTTCTCGTAATCAATTTCTTCAATCTTAAATGTTTCCATGATGAACTTCTTTAGGGGATGAACACCCTTTTCAGAATCTTTGTTTTCTTCCGCGTTTGGGGGACGACGCCTCCCCTCACCTGGAGCTTCAGCTGGTTCTACAAATTCGTTCTTCTTGGCTTGGACACGGATATTGGGTCGTACGATATTAGGCTTTAGTGTAAACATTTTACTATGGGTAGACATTATCTTTAGTAATGAATTATACCATTGGCTGCGAGAGTCAGTTTTGCTGCAGTCATAGCGGTGAGACCGATCGCAATTTGGGGCCACTCCACCTTGAGTAGACGACCAGCGATTGTCATGGGCATAATCCACGTGACGAGTTGGAGTTGTGCGTAGTTCATGAGGTCTTGACTTGGGAGTGCAGCCTGTACATGGGTCGAACGAACTGGGCGCCTAAGTGATATTTTCTTAGTTTGTAACTTAACAGGAGTTTTTTGAATGTGAATTGGTCTAGCGAGAGCTAACATTTTCTACATTTTTCAACAATCTAATCTTTAAACACCTAAGTGGACCCCGACTCCCACAATAATCATTCAAACACAAACAACATGTCTACTACCATGAACTCCCGTTCTATTACCGACTACATCCTCAAGCTCGAGAAGGAGAACTCCGAACTCCGTAAGGTTCGCGCCGTTCTGGGCGACATTGATTCTATTGAAGTGTGTCGATCCAAGATTGAGCAGCTCAAGAAGTTATTCCATGAAGCCAGTGAAGAGAAGGTCAAGGCTCTCAATGAGCTTAATGAGCTCAAGTACATGATGCGGACAGCTCATGTGACGAAGAAGTCTCTCAATGACGGACTTGTAAAGCGTCTTCTGGAACTTGGAAACATGACCTCCGACTTCTACAAGACGATGACTTACCAAAAGGCTGCAGATGTTGTAGCCAATCTACCCTATGAGGTCCAATCTGGCGAGAGCTTGATGGATCTCCCAGGTATTGGTAAGGGTATTGCTGCCAAGGTTGATGACTACCTTGATGAGCAGGACTCTGACTATGAGGAGTCTGAGTGCTCCGATTCTGAGTCTATTGCATCCAACGATGAGGGCTCTTTCGTCTCTGACACCGACGCCTCCTATGTGTGTGATACTGATGATGAGGAGTACTTTGTCTCCCACAATGCTGGCATCTCTGAGATGCTCTATGAGTATGCTGACAGGGCTGAAGACCCTTACAAGCGCGATGCATACGCCAAGGCTGGTGATACCATCTACAATCTTTCTTACAAGATCAACAGTGGTAAAGATGCCATGAAGCTCCGAGGTATTGGAAAGTCCATCGCTAAGAAGATTGACAACTACCTCTCCGGTTCCTCCACGAATGAGAAACTTGCCATGTGTTTTCTCAAACTTGGAAACCTGGAGGAGCCTGTTTACAAGTCTGAGGCATACTGGAATGCCGCGGATAAGATCCGTGATCTCACATTTGAAGTGTCATCTGGCAACTGTGTGAGGCACCTGAAGGGCTTCGGACCCTCCATCTGCTCCAAGATTGATGAGTTTTTGGAGACTGGAAAGATCGCGAGACTCGAAGAACTCAGCTAAACCCATGTGACCTTCTTCTTTTTTGGTCTACGCCCAAGACGTGAGAGTAAATATACATAAAACAATAGACCGTAACGTACCATTTCTTAATAAAATCCTATATTTTTAAACTGAACGAATCTTTCTTCTTACCATCATATACGTTCACAATTCCCGAATCTATCATCTTCTGATTCACAGATAGTTTATCTCCCTTACGTCTGTATACTGTCACCAAAGGTCGGCCATACTTGTCATTTTTACCACACTCTATCCACACTAAACCATTCACTTTGTTTCTACACATAAACGGGTTCCATAATTGGTGAGGTGCGTGATCATCAAAACCACATTCTTGCTTAAACATGTCACGGGCAAGTCTTGCTAGATGAATATGATCGGCTCTACATCTCAACCCAAGACTAGGTTTCATTTCAGCTGAATCATACCCAAGAGTTCGAAAATTAAACTTTAGAAGACGACCATGTAACATGACAACAGCCTTGAACGTATCTCCATCGTAGACGCTCGTGATTTTTGCATACCCCTCGTAATTATTAAGACTAAAAACTGGTATCGAATCATCAACACCAGAAAGAATTCTTTTAGTGAAACAGCAATTCATATATAAAGAGGTCTGAACTCCTCTTTAAACTTTTTCTCAGTATAATACAAAATGACTCCAGTACTCGTATCTGTGGACAAGGCTGGTGATCTTAAGTTTGGTCGTAAGAAGTGCCGTCTCCACAAAAAGGAGGAAGTGGTGAAGGTTGCTAAGAAGTATGGTATTGTGAACCCCGAAAAACTTACAGTTAAAGAGATGTGTGCCGGTCTTAAGATGCGTGCCGCAAACACACCCCTTGCGAGAGATTTACTCCGTCACGCTGCGAAAAGGGGAGTTCGCACGAATAATTTACATTTGTACACTCCTAACAAGAACAACGTTCCCCTCGCCAAACTGTATCCAGAGGCTGCTAAGAAGCGCGCTGCCGCTAAGAAGCGCGCTGAGAAGCGGGCCGAGAAGAAAGCCTTTGACAGGAAGGTTGCAGCCAATTTCATGAAGGGTATGGTGACTAAGCGAATCGTAACCCCCACTCGTGCCACAATCAAGGCTGTTATGCCTATGCCCAAGCCTCAAAAGAAAGCCATGCCCTTAACCAAGGATGTAGCTAGGAAGCGTATCATGGCTATGAAGGGTCTCACTGGTCGCAATAAATTCAGTCTCGTGAACAGGCTCAGTCTCAATCAACATTCACCTCGTAGGGTTGTTCGATTGGCTCGTGAACTGGCTCGTCTTCGCTAAGGTCGTTATATACTTTCTCCTCAGTGTCATAGAAACTTGCACTATCCCCAATCATCATTTCTCTCACAATTTGATACAGCACCGTTGAGAGTGCAAATTTATACGCTAAGAATCCAACAAACGTAGCACCATAATCAAAGTCAAACGCGAATGGTGCATTATTCCACGACACTTCAAAAGCAGCTGCACCTAGAGGTGCAAAGAACTCCTTCTGAATTGTCGAATTTTCGAGTTTATCCACCCGATCAGAGAGAAGACTCACATATGTATAAGATGCTACAGCACCTAACATCGCGGATACACCTTGATCTGCACCTTGTGTGATGAAGTAAGAAGCACTCAAAGCAGAACCATAAGCAGCCGTAGAGTTTTTTAGAGTTTTTTTCAGGTGAGCATATTCGGTGTGAATTGGTTTACTGAAGGCGTAAGTGAGAGACATTTCTTGATTAAATGGGGTTAAAATCTTTATCTCAGTTAAATTTAGTAAAATGCCGTGTCAACTCTGTAAAAAGAAATGTGGTGTCCCTATCGATTGTAAATATTGTGGTGGTAGCTTTTGTCCGAGTTGTCTCAATTTGACAAAGCATGACTGTCAAGGTGCAGACATCAAGAAGTTGAAACAGCGTAAAGAATTAGAGGATAAACTGGCATTTGAACCACCTCCCAAATGCTTAAAGATTTAACTCGTAAAATAGATGTGCTGAGATGTCCGAGTGGTCTAAGGAGGACGACTTAAGATCGTCTGTGCTATGCACGCGCGGGTTCGAACCCCGCTCTCAGCATATCGCACTCATAGCTCAGTGGTAGAGCGCAAGCTTAGTAAGCTTGAGGTCAGGGGTTCGAAACCCTTTGGGTGTAACTTGATTAAAAAGAATATTGTCTAATCACAAAATGAATAAGGACCGTCGTGCTGTCGTTATTCATGATGTGGCGTCATTACTGTTTCTCGCACCATTTTCAGTATTATGTGTGGCTGATGTATTTTTTAGCTATAAAGTGTACCCCATGTTTCTAACACATGCTCTCACTACGTACATGTCGTATGATCTCGTGTGGATAATTCTTCAGCCTAAAGTTATACACACTTTTAGATATTTAATCATACTTCATCATTTGGTGTGTCTTCTAGCTCTTCTTAGACCTCTTATGCACCCCGAAGAGGCTTTTCTAATTAGTTTCGCAGGTCTAGTTGAAATTGATACATCTTTATTAACCATTCGAAGACTTACTCCTAGAGATAGTTATTTTTACCCAACGATAGACCAGATGTACCATGCATCTAATGTAATCATCCGAGCTGGTTATGAGACCTGTATGACGTTGTTACTGTGGGTATTATATGCACGTGAGAGTATGTACACAAAATTACACGTTCTTGGATGTCAGTATTTCATAAATATTTTCAGTTGTGGAATTTGTGCACTCACTTTTTCGAAGAGGAACCCCGCTTTGAAGGAAGATTAGGTATTATCTAAGCAGAACAGATAACCCTCACCGTCGGACGACCGCGGGCCACTAAATCCTTTTCCTCCATCACAACACACAAATCTACCCATGCTACCGAAATCACCCTCAGAATCATCATGACATTCCTTAAAACTTCTATAAAAACCGGCTCTGGCTTTCTCGGAAGTGGTCATATTGGCCTTCGCCTCCTTCACCGCTGCGGCGGCGTCTCGGGATGGCTGAGCTGCCTCATATGCAGCTAACGCTGCATCACCTATATCTGATGAGCTGGGAGCCGATGGAGTAGGAGTAGGGGTAGGGGTAGGAGTAGGGGTAGGGGTAGGGGTAGGAGTAGGGGTAGGGGTAGGAGTGGGTTCGGCTGAGGGGCGAGTAAATAGATATAACATGGATGATGATGAACAACATAACATCATCACAACTACAAAAATTAGAATCCTTTG